ATACAATGGCCTATCGCATCAAGAAGCAAGTAAAAGCAGAGCTAGCAGATCTAGTTCTAGAGCAATCTACTCCACCAAAGAATGGAATCGAAAACGAAAACTATTTCGTAGAGCAAGTTAACATTGCAGCACTAGACTTCTTGGTGGAGAAAGGCCCACTTGCTTTTGAAAATATTGAGCATTTTATTTCAGCAAAAATGTACACTATGGTTTACAATAGAGAAGATGGTTGCAATTATGTTCAATACTGCAGAAAGACTGAAAAGAATACAGGAAGAAGATTTGCTCAATCACCATCATTGCAGTCCTTACCAAAGGTAATTCGCACAGTTATTTGCAAGTCAACACACGCTGAGATTGATATGGTAAACGCACATCCAACAATCTTTAAAGCACTAGCAGCTTCTGCAAATATTTCTGCTCCTTTGACAGGACGCCTCGTTGATAACAGAGATGAGGTATATAGCGAGATTTCAGAATTCTATCTATGCTCAACTCTAGCTTCAAAGAAATACATGCTTCAAACCTCTTATCTTTGCCAGCTAGCATATGATGCAGGATCTGAGAAAGCTTTCACAGAGTGGTGCGATAAAGAAAGCGACAAGCTATCACCAGCCTGGCAGGAATTAGGATTTGAACCAGTTGCAATCCCATTTGCAAAGAACTACCAAAAAGAAATCCTAGCAATTATCGAAAAAATGTCAGATCATTATTTCTTTGCAGGATGTCAGAGCATAAAATATAAATCAAGAAAAGCATCAATAATGATCCAAACTGTAGAAGATAACCTCTTGCAAAAGATGATAGATGTGCTTATAGATGAGAATGTAAAAATAGATGCGCTTTCATTCGATGGTCTTTGCATAAGAAACCCATCTACTTTAACACAGAGTATTATAGGTAAAATGGAAGCAGCAATGAATACATGGTTTAAGAAAATATTCAAAGTGGATTTGAATATGAGACTTTCAATAAAAGAATATGGAGAATAAATGAAAGAGTGGCACTATAGAGCTTACACACCAGAGCTGATGGACACATTGGCCTGGCACAATCCCGAGCAGAAGATTATTGACGCTATTGATGGAAATTCTCTTTTCGATGAGGATGGGCGGAGCGATACTGAGGAGTTGCATAAAGCTCTTCATTCTCTGCCCAGCGGTGAAAAAGAAATCGTATGGGAATATTTCTTTGATGGAAAAACTTTCCAGCAAATAGCAGACAAGCGAAAGATATCAAGACAATATGCACACCAGATATATCAAAAGTCAATATCAAAGCTATATAGGATGCTAAAAAAAGAAATATGAGCAACATTTTATATTCAACAAATATACCCATCAAAGCAAGAAATAAAAAGAACTCAATGAAAGCCTGGGGAAATAAGATGATTAAATCCCCAGATCTTAAGAAATATGAGCAAGATCTTATTGATCATTTCAAAGCTACAACAACGTCACAACCATACGCTGGCCCAATAAAGCTAACAGCAATATTTACGTGATGTGCAAAATCTCTTTGATATTCTTTGTGATACAATGAACAACATAATCTACGATGATGACTCTCAGATTCAAATATTGCATGGTGAAAAAGAATATATGAAAAACATTTGGGGCATTGAAATCATTGTAGAAAAAGTCTAATTTTCTACTTGACAGATTCTCCATAATTAGAGAAATGTACTTTTTTGTACCTTTATTTATGGACTAAATGATGCCAAGACCACCAAATTATATATCAAAAATAAGAAAGTTGGCAAAGACTACAGAGGGTGATCCTTTGCTAAAACTAAGCTTGCTCCATGCTATTCAGCGATATGTAGAGGGCGAATGTAAGTTAGAAGAGCTAAACAAAATTATAGACAAATATTCAAAGACTGTCAACAAAGACAAGGATGTAGTTACAATAAACGTAAATTTGCCACCTAGCGACTTTTTGGATTAAAAATGTCAAAATATACTGTGCAAGAAGCAAGAGATAAGTGGGCTATAATATGCTTGGATCCATATAGATTTATTTCAAAACTAAAGATTATAGATAAGAAAGGCGCACTTATAAACTTTGTTCCAAATGAAGAGCAGATCAAAATTATAGATGCTCTAGAATCAGGCGAAGATTGCCTAGTTTTAAAAGGCAGGCAGATAGGATCAAGTACAGTAATTGCAGCTTATTATTTCTGGAAGATCTATACAGCAAAAAGCCCAGTTAAATTTGCAATCTTATCACATAAACTTGCATCATCAAAAGAACTTTTTAAAATGCATAAAACTTTCTATGAGAATCTTCCTGAGATGTTTAGAAAGCCAACACAAGTTTATAACACAACAGAACTTACATTTGCTGATTCAGGTGCTTCAATCATTGCAACTTCAGCAGGCGCAGATGGTGGTTTAAGATCTTTTACCTGTTCTTATTTGCAGTTATCAGAATATGCATTTGCTCCTAATCCAGAAGAACTAAAAGCAACAGCTCTTAATGCTCTAAACGAAGGGCAGTTTATTATGGAGAGCACTGCAAATTATTTTAACGATGCTTTGCACCAAGAGATATTAAAGTGCGAAAGAGGAGAAGCTGATTGGAAATATCTATTCTTCCCTTGGTTTATGCACAGCGAGTATAGCGAAGAATGTGGCAAGCTAGAATATCTTGATGGAGAACTTGAACTTAAAAATAAATTTAATTTAGATGATAGCCAGATCAAGTGGCGAAGAAGTAAGATCGCAAAAATCGGACTAGAAAAGTTTAAAAGAGAATTTCCAACAAGCGCTGAAGAAGCCTACTCTGTAGTTGGAAATACATATCTTGTTGAAGATGATGTAAAAAATGTAACAATAATTCCTGTTGAACCAGCCAAACTTATCTATATTACAAAGCCAACTCAAGGCGATGCATATGCTATAGGTGTGGACGTTGCTGCTGGCGTAGCTAGAGACTACTCTGTTATTCAAGTTATTTCTAAGAAAACATATCAGCAATGTGCAATATATAGATGTAATAAAACTACGCCAGTTGATCTTGCAGAATGGATTATAAAACTTGCAACAGAGTATAACAATGCACTTGTGCTTGTAGAGTCAAATAACTATGGAAACGTTGTTATAAATGAAATGAGACATATAGGCTGGACTAGATTCTGGAAAGACAGTGATGGAAAAGACTGGAATACAACAAGCAAAACAAAAATAGAAATGTTTGAAAATCTAAAAGAATGCATAAGATCTGGACATATTTCAAATGTTGATAATATAACATGGTCCGAATTAAGAGCATTGCAAGTAGATAATACTGGCAGGATTATAATTCCAGAAACACTTTCAAGCCATGGCGACTCTGCAATTGCAATAGCTCTTGCATACATAGCATTGAATGGAGTAGAATTAAAAAAGACAGAGTTCCTGCCTGCTTGGATTACAAGCAGAAAGGCATCGAAAATAGTTTCAACATCAGGTGTTTCAGTATCAACAAAAAGAAGGTATTGACACAGGGTACAAATATATAAGGAATACAAATGGCCAGAAACAGCAATAATGATGCAATAAAGTTTATAAGAATGGTGTTCAATGAACATAGTTCTTATTGGCAGGATAAAGCAACCGAGTTAAGAAAGTATAAGAATGCCTATGAAACACGCTTCTGGAACGATGAGGATTATGACAAAACCATGATACGTGTTGAAACTGCAGATACATTTTCATATGTTGAAGGTTTCATTGCATCTTTGTTTTCAAAGTCTCCAGCTGTTGTAATTGGAAAAGACACAGCAGCATCAACTGGTGACCATGCTTTGGCACAAGCTGCAGCAAATAGATTTCTTTTCTCTCAGAGGGAGCAGCTAGAGATTGCCTCCAGAATGGCCGTTATTTACGATTTTAGCGCACTTAAATTAACACCAAGGCAGTCTGACGAGATGCTAGACAAAGTGGCTATAAGAGCCATTCCTTGCTGGGAAATCATTGTAGATCGTGATGCCTCTGGACCTGAAGATCAAAGATTCTGCGGTCATACATACTATTTGAAT